ACCGGTACCTACCGGTCTCCTCTTAAGATGCCAAGTTTCTTTGGCTCTATAGGGACTTAATTCTCCACTACCGTGGGTGCATCCTATTATGTCATACACAAGAGACAAATCAGTCTATGCTTCGTATGGCGTGTCTTCTGGTTCCATCACTGATTGGGCTGGTTCTCCTCAGTTTCGTACGTGGGGCAAATCCATTCTTGCCCTTCGTTACATAACTGGTGAACTTAACCCTAAGTGGCGGGACCAGGTGCGCGCTATGTCGAACGCTACGACTGTTATGTCTGGCGAGTATAACGTAATACGGAGTGTACCCGGTAGCTTCGCGTTGTTCTCTCGAACACCTGGAGCTACCTGTGATCTAAGCGAGCCTATTAAAGAGATCGAAATGCACGGTCATACATGTGCATATCAATACGGTCTCCCAGACTGGCCTGCTCAGCTCGACTCTACGGTAGCAAATCGACGGGCTACGATTGCATTCCTAAGAAACATCAGGAAGGCCAACCAGTCTTTTGATGGTTTGACCTTTCTTGGTGAATTGCGGGAATCCCTTCGTATGATACGCAGACCTGCTGAAGGTCTCCGCGATCTAGCTAGTAGTTTCCTTGGTGATGTGCGTAAGCACAAGCAAAGGCGACCACATAGCTGGAAACGGAATCTTGGCAGAATCTGGTTGGAGTACGCATTTGGTTGGACTCCCCTAATCTCCGATGTAAAAAACATCGTTAAGGCTTACCGTGATCTGGCCGCAAGGACAGACATGGTTCGCGTTAGCGGGTTTGGCATTGAGGAGGTCAGGGTTGCTGACAAATGCGTTACTGAGGACACCACGCTCTTTAGTTGGACACCACCTGTTCATAGCAATTGTATTGCTACGGAGAGAGTGTTCGAAAAAAGGTATGGTGCTCTTGCACGTACAACAGAAGCGGGTTTGTGGGCGAACTACAAGCTATTCGGGTTTAAAGCCGAGGAGTTTATACCCACAGCATGGGAACTTCTTCCATGGTCGTTTCTCGTTGACTATTTCACTAATATTGGTGATTTAGTCGAAGCGAGCGTCACAAGTACTGCTGGACTGCGGTGGTCAAGTCTGTGTGTTGTGAGAACACAATCTAGACGTGTATCTCACAGCACGGACTTGAAACTTTGCGGTTCCTTCAGTAATTGTGCTGTCTCAGTTAGCTGCTCCCCGTCGTCAGCGTTGTTTGAACGCCGCTTTGTTAATCGAGGTCCATCGAACAACTTTAACCATTGGAAGGATATAATGGGTGGCTTTAGTTTTGAGCTACCCGGAAGATCTGGCCAGTGGGCTAATATTGTCGCGTTGGTCTCAGTTGCAAGCGGAATCCATCCACAAAGGTTCAAGGGTTAGGTACCTGAGAACTAAACTTCTAAAGGTCATTATGACCATTACTGTTACAAGTCCCATCACTGGGACTGCGCAGACCGGCCTAACTAGCCCGACCTATACCTTAACAGCGGATATTGCCCCCAGTAATAACGGGAAGCAGAACGCTGTAACGGCTTTAGGTGGAACCCAGGCAGGCGTGGTAACCCACTCAGTGGCTGCCCCTTTTACCGTCTCGGCTTTCCGGCCGGCGAATCTTCGCCAGCTTGGAAATCCAAATCCGGTAACTGGGCTTGTTGCGAATGTGCCGAAGAACCAGTATAAAGTGATTACTCGGAAGGGAGTTCTTCCCTTGGCAGGACAACCTTATCAACTCTTGCTGATCACGACTACGGTCGATGTACCAGCAGGAAGCGATTTGGCTGATCCAGCCAATGTCCGAGCTGCACTTTCCGCACACATCGGTGCCCTCAGCCAGCAGAGTGCTGGTATTGGGGATACCGCTGTGAGTGGTATCATATAGGGTTTGTGGTGTGAAGATTTTTCCACTTCGCACCATTATTCCGTATATGACCCACTGTTTGATGTCCAAGTTTCAAAAGCTTGGATCTCATCTCTGCGGGTTGTTTCTGTAATCCTTCGTAACATTCCACAAGGAGTTTGTCATGCACAGTCGTGCTGAGAATCTTGCAGTGGCACTAGAAGCTGATCTTTTTGAGGCGGGCTGGAAGGGGGAAGATTTCTTTCCTCCTTCTCAGCGCCAGTTCGCTATGACATCACTCAGCAGATCTCTTATGAAGAAATTTCATAATGAGCTGCAGGATGATTGTCGTGACGGGCTGGCCCTTACACTCTTTTTGGAGTGTAATGCACTCTGTCGTCAGTTTGGCGGAGTTGTTCCGCGTCGTCTAGATGAGGAGCTTGTTGTAGGTTATATCAAAGATATAATCTACGACTTCTTTAACCCTATATTTCGGGATAAAGTGACAGGTGAATCGTTTAGAGAGCCTCTTCTTCTGAACCTTAGTGATATTGCAAAGAACTTTGGTTTAGGAAATGGCTCTAACATAGGAAGCACTAGTACTGATTTTTATACCAAGTACGGGTGTTCTTCTATGTCTCATACAGATCATGGGTTGCCGATTTTATTTCGGCACGCCATCTCTGTTGACCCTCTCTGGAGCGCAGTTGAAACTAGGCGCTCATCATTGTTGGGTTACGAGAAGGTGTCTGGTTCGCGTCTTTCTTTTGTTCCGAAGTCACATAAGATAAGCCGCACCATATGCACTGAGCCCCTTTTGAACATGTTGTTTCAGAAGGGTATTGCTGGTGTTCTTACTGATCGTATTAAGGAGGTCTTTGGAATTGACCTCTCTATACAACCAGGAAAGAACGCCGAATTGGCTCGGTTAGGTTCGATAGATGGCAAATTTGGTACTATTGATTTGTCATCCGCTTCGGACACTATCTCTCTACGGTTGCTCAGTGATTTAATACCAAGAGAACCATTGAATTGGCTACTCAGGACTAGATCACCGAGCACCACCCTTCCAGGTGGTACCGTTTTGGAGTTGCATATGATATCATCGATGGGAAATGGTTTTACGTTTCCCTTGCAAACGATGATTTTTGCGAGCTTAGTCACCGCTGCATATAAGGTCTGTGGAATTCGTATCCATAAGCCCTATAGACAGAACCTCGGCAATTTTGCTGTTTTCGGGGATGACATTATTGTAGATAGCAGGGTTTACAACCTTGTTGTCCGCTGTCTTGCCATTCTTGGATTTAAGGTTAACGGTGATAAGTCCTTCAATGAAGGACTCTTTAGAGAGTCGTGTGGTTCAGATTTTTATTCTGGCTACAACGTCAGAGGTGTTTATGTTCAGACACTCTTAGACGATTCTGACTCCTATTCTGCAATCAACCGACTCAACCGATGGAGTGCTACACATGGAATTTTTCTTACCCGGACCGTCAGCTATCTTCGTCGTGGCTGCCGTTTTCTTGGCGTGCCATACGATGAAGCCGATGATTCGGGAATTAAAACTCCTGTGTCGCTTTTGCGGACTGTTCGTCGAGATCGTAACGGAGCCATTAAGTACCTGGCTCGTTTGCGGTCTCCTCTTACTATCCGCTTTCCATCCGTTGATCGAGACAGTGTCTTCGTAGATCATAATCAGTTAGCGAAACTGAGGGCTCTTTTGCCTCAGTGGCGTTATGATAGTGATCTGTTACTATTCTGTCTCCTTGCAGGATGGCTTCGGGACGGTTCTGTTACTTTGCGTGTTAAACGCAATAGAACCGTGCTAAGACGTCGCGTTTGTCCTGGT